GCAGGAAGAAAAAAACGATCGAATCGCAAGCACGATCAGACACAACAGGGCGCGAGGAAAGCACCAAGTTGACGCCATGTCTGAGATTGTAATGGAGTTGAAGAATCGCAACTGGACTAACCAACGGATTGCCAGAGAGCTTGGTATGGATGAGGATGAAATTCTCCGATTGTGCCAGATTACTGGGTTAAGCCACCTGTTTACCGACAAGGATTTTTCAAGGGCTTGGGAGGCAGTCGACACAATCCCAACTGACGATTTTGAGCCGCTGACCGATAGTATCAGCGATGCGGAATTGGGCGTTCGCACAATCAACACTGACGACCCGAACCGAGTTTTTCATACGTTCGATAAATGGGAATGCGTCAAAGCTGGGTTCTACGCGACGACGAAAGACGGGTGGAGCCGAGAGCAATGCGAACAAGCATACTTCGATTTACTGACCGACGGTGAGCAATTCGAGTCCGTTGCAAGATCGGTCATTAAAGATTGGCCGATGAGCTGCGAACATTACTTGACGAACTCAGCCATGAATCGATTGGCATGGATCGGGCAGGCTTCGGTATGCCTCAAGTACGGCGTACCGTCTCAATTTGCTTCCGGGTGGAATCTCCTGTCTGAGGATCAAAAGAAAACCGCTAATGCGGTTGCGCTGAAGGTTCTGAATGAGTGGCTGGCATCAAGGGAAATAGGGATGCTAGATTTTGAGCAAGCAGCGGCTATCGGTCGACAAGTGGAGATCTACTAATGAACAAGAAAAAAATCCTTCGTTGCTCTGTCCTTGATGCGGCTCGAAAGAGAATTAAGCAGTCTTTTGATATGTTTGAGCGGCTTTACGTTTCATTTTCAGGCGGCAAAGATTCTTCGGTTATGCTCCATCTTGTCGTGGATGAAGCTCGAAAGCGAAACCGCAAAGTCGGCGTTTTAATCATAGACCTTGAGGCTCAATACTCCGACACGATCAGGCACCTTGAGGAAATGGTCGAGGAATACAAAGACCATATCGAGCTACACTGGTTTTGCGGTGAGTTGCTTTTGCGGAACGCAGTTTCAAACTATCAGCCTCGATGGGTTTGCTGGGACGAAACTAAAAAAGAAATGTGGATTAGACCCAAGCCTGAATTGGCGTCGGACTTGTCGCAGTACGATTTTTACGTCCCGAAAATGGAGTTCGAGGAATTAATGGTCATTTTCGGCCAGTGGTATTCGCAAGGGAAAACCACCGGGGCGTTTATCGGAATTCGAGCCGACGAAAGCCTGCACCGATACCGGGCTATTGTTTCTCGAAAGGATGGCCTAATGATGAAAAACCACAAATGGACAACCAAGGTTTGCAAGACGCTTTACAATGTCTATCCGATCTACGATTGGAGGACTGAGGATATTTGGGTTTATCACGGCAAATTCCCAGATCGTAAGCACAATCGAGTTTACGATCAAATGACGAAAGCTGGCGTTCCGCTATCGAATCAAAGGCTATGTCAGCCTTACGGGGACGATCAGCGGCGCGGGCTATGGCTCTACCATATTCTTGAGCCCCAAACATGGTGCAAGCTTGTTGTGCGCGTCAACGGGGCTAACTCAGGATCGCTCTACATTAACGAGACTGGCAACATGACTGGCTACAACAAGATCAGCAAGCCATACGGTCACAACTGGGAGAGTTTCTGCAACTTGCTGCTTAGCACGATGCCGAAAAAGACTCGCGATCACTACATAGCAAGATTCAAAAAGTTTATTGCCGGATGGAAACAGCGAGGGTACGACAAGATACCGGATGAGGCACCGCACGAACTTGAAGTTAAATGCTGGGCTCCGTCTTGGCGTCGAATGTGCAAAGTAATGCTGCGAAACGATTATTGGTGCAAGGGGCTAGGCCAGACGCAACCATTGTCCGATTCCTACCAGCAGTTCAAAGCGATTAAGGCCAAGCGAGCGCACGCTAAGACATTGCAAGCAGAGCAACTAACCCTAACCGATTGAAAGGCTACCTATGGAAACCAACAGAATAATTTGCGGCGACAATTGCGAGGTGATGCGAACCATGCCGAGCGAGTCGATAGACTTGGTGGTTACGTCTCCACCATACGATAACCTACGAACCTACGGCGGGCATCCTTGGGACTTTGAAGGCGTCGCGCAGGAGCTTTGGCGATTGATTAAGCCGGGCGGAGTAGTTGTTTGGGTTGTCAATGATGCGACTGTAAACGGCAGCGAAACAGGAACTAGCTTTCGGCAGGCCTTGCGGTTTATGGATATCGGTTTCAGGTTGCACGATACGATGATTTACGCTAGAGACGGATGCAGATTTCCAGAGACAAACCGATACTATCCGATCTACGAGTACATGTTTGTATTGTCGAAAGACGCTCCCGTTTCTGTAAATCTGATTGCAGACAGAAAGAATTTACGCGCGGGGGATTCGCTTAACAGCTGCACCCAACGCGAAAAAGACGGAAGCCTACAAGCGTTTTCTGCGTCTAGAGTAGCAAGAGATCGCGTCATCAAGGAATACGGAGTGAGGTTTAATATATGGACATACAGTTGCGGGAACGGTAAGTCGACGAGCGACAAATCAGCTTTTGAGCATCCAGCAACTTTTCCCGAATCCCTAGCCCGCGATCACATCCTATCTTGGTCCAACGAAGGCGATATTGTCCTCGACCCGTTCAGCGGATCAGGCACTACGGCAAAGATGGCGAAGCACAACGGGCGGCAGTACATCGGTATTGAAGTCAATCCCGAGTACGTCGAAATCAGCTTGAAGCGATTGGAGCAAGGCGTATTATTTTGACCCCAATGAGGCTGGTCCCCCTCGGCAAAGGTGCTTGCTATCTACTCAGCAAGAATCCCGCTAAACGGACTGGTGCGCGGTACGAGCCGGGTTAATCGACCTAATCGACCGTTGGCAAGTGGCGTTGAAACTTCCGTCGCTTGCCCCAGGGTCGCTCGTTCGAGAGGGCGGGCGGCTCTTTTACGCTCCGAGTGGGGCGGTTTAACTCGAAAGGAAACATGATGGCATCAATTAAAGACGTAATCGAAGGACTGGAGATACTTGCGAAAACGGCAGCGGTCCCAGTCTCTCTGGCCGAGCAAGGATCGACCGATAGGCGACTGGCTCACCTTGGCGGTGCGACTCACGATGTTATTTGGGGTCCAGATGCGGACCCGAGCGAAGAGGATAAAGCTAGGCTGGACGGACTTGGGTGGCATTTCGACAGTGAGTTGGATTGCTGGGCTCGGTTCGTTTAGTGTGGCGTTGGGTTGATTGTTAGTTGGCAACTCGAAAGGAAATGAAATGACAGAATCGAAATTTACTCCGGGGCCGTGGGTGGCTACCGCAAATCAAACATTCGACAACGCTTGGGACATAAAGGCTAACGGTGTTTTTTTGGGCAGCGCGGTAGCGGCAAAAGCTAAAGCCAACGCGGAGCTATGGGCCGACGCTCCAAGGTTGCTTGAGGTGCTGCGGAAGGTGCTGACCTACTCAGAGCCTTTACTTGGCTGGCAGCATATCGACGAAGCGGAACAAGCTTTCGGGGATGCCAATGAGCTACTCGAAAAACACGGCGGCTAGATTATTGTTCGGTGGTTTAACTGGAGTGCGAATCATGGCCGGTGATTGGATAAAATTCGAGACCGCGACAAGCGACAAGCCAGAGGTTTGGGCGATGGCTCAGTCTCTCGGGATTGATGCCGATGCAGTGGTCGGAAAGCTCCTTCGGGTGTGGGCGTGGTTCGATCAACAGACCCAGGAAGGTAACGCAGTTGGTAACGGTGCTAGCGTTACCTCCAGCGTTACCAAGGCGTTACTAGATCGTAGAGTTGGCGTTAGCGGCTTTTGCGACTCGATGATTCTTTCGGGGTGGATGTCCGACGATGGGCAGAGCTTGACCCTGCCAAACTTCGACCGGCACAACGGAAAAACAGCAAAAACACGGGCAATGACCGCAAAAAGGGTAGCAACGCACAAGGCAAAAAGTAACGCTACTAGCGTTACCTCCAGCGTTAGCAGTGCGTTACCTAGAGAAGAGAAGAGAAGAGAAGAGTATTCAAATATAGACACCCTGCCCGAATGGCTAAAAAAGGATTGGGTCAGATGGTTGGACTTCCGATTCGCCAAGGATGGGCAGTGGATGCCAGAGGCTCAAGCCGACGCGGTGATTATGGACCTACTCCGACGGGGTGAAGCCAAGGCCCTAAAGGATATCGAGTTTTCGATCAGGATCGGCGCGAAGAACATTTGCCACGATGACGGCGGGCAAGGCTTGCTAAAGCCGGTCGGCGGGCCAGCAGCAGGAACCCAGTCCGGCAGAAAGCTAACCAACGCAGAAAAGACACTTAAACTCATCGAGGACATGAACAATGGAAGTATCTGAAAATCGAGAATTCTTTACCAGAATCGCCATGATCCATTTTCCGAGCCTTGGCACCTACCTGAACAAAGAGACCAGCAGCGTACTCGGCACGATCGACGCTTGGGCAATGACGCTTCAGGACATTACAACGCAAGAGGCTATCTCCGTTGTCTATCGATGGAGCAAGGACGAACTACCAAGGCCCCAATACTACGAACTTGGCGATTTCGCTTTGCACCTCCGAGCGGTTGTCTTGCAGGATCGCGTCAACGCTCGCAAAACTCAACTGGTTGATATGATTCGAGACCGAGAAGAACCCAGGGGCAACTACAGCCATGTTTCGCTACGGCCGTACATCGCCAGGGTTCTTGAATCGGGCGAACAATGCAAGATTGGCAAGATTACCCGCGAGGAGCACTACGCGACGCGGGACCAAGTTCTAGCGGATTTGGCAGCGGCTCAGGTGAGGCGATGACCGACGACCACGAAAAAACCCGCAAACTCCAGGACAAAGTGTACTGGTTGGAAATGCGGGTGAAACTACTACAGGAACGAAACAAGGAGCTTAGGCAATGGATCACGAAACTGACGAACAAAACCCATCCGGCACGGAGGGCAGGGAAGTGAAGGCAGGCAATTTTGTCTGGGTTAAGTGCAAGGTGATTGAACCCTGCGAGAGCCTGATAAAGGTCACGCCGAGCGGCGACGATAACTGGTTTTGGGCTGGCAGGGGGCAGTGCCGACCCGTCGAGCCGGCCAAGGCTTCGGAAATTCCGGATAGTTCGAGCGAGCCGCTAGCGGTTGGCGATCCGGTGGTAGTCGTCGAGCCTGCGCACAAGTGGCACGGCGTTCGAGGCAGAATCGTATCGGTTTCCGAGAGCAATGAGTTTCCGCTAGAGTTCATTTCGGATTGCAGGGAGCGTCTCGGCTACTTTCGATCATCAAGCATTGAGCGAATCGACCAAGCCGACCCCATCAACCCTTCGCACTACAAGCAAGGCGGCATCGAGTGTATCGAGGCTATCAAGGCGGCTCTTGGTGAGGGCTTTCCTGATTATCTTCGGGGAAACGTCATGAAGTACCTTTGGCGGTACAAGGAAAAAGGCGGCGCAGATGACTTGCGTAAGTCGGCATGGTATCTGGATCGATTAATTAAGGAAGTGGGTGAATGAGCGACAAGCCAACACTAAGGTCTGTGTGTATTACGTTCAAGCCTCAAGACCTAATGAATTTTGAGCCACTAGGCCAAGACACGATCAAGTTTAGTTCCCCAGGGATCGCCTTCGGTGAGCCTCAAGAAATCAAAGTGACCTACGAGTGGCGACCTAACCCGATTTTTTACGTTGGGCGCAAGGTGCGAATCGAGGGCGTTTTGTGCGAGGTTTGCTCAGTCGAAAAGGACGGGTCGATTACGGTTCAAAGGATCGAGGAGGTGGGCGAATGATCTATCTAGGCATTGACCCAGGGCCGGTCGAAAGTGCGTTTGTTTGGTGGGACGCCGAAGCCGAAAAGGTTATTAGGCTTGAATCGATTCCGGCGTTTGGCATTGATTCGCTTACGATCGGGCCGCTACTCAAAGGCGTCGACTTTGTTTCCATCGAATGGATCGAGTGTTTCGGGATGGCGGTAGGCCAAGAGACATTTCGCACAGTGGCAGGTATCGGCTGGTTCGCATCGCTTTTGTACGATCGCACTTGGTCAATTCGACTTGTCCCGCGTCGATCAGTTAAGATGCACTTGTGCAATTCGATGCGGGCCAAAGATGCCAACGTCCGGCAGGCTCTTATCGATCGCTTCGGAAAGGTTGGGACCAAGAAACAACCGGGCAAGCTCTACGGCGTTGCGACTCACTATTGGGCGGCTCTTGGCGTGGCGGTGTACTCGGCTGACGTATTCGACCCGTCGCAGTTTTGGATCGAGGATTTGAGGAACAAGGCAGGAAAATAATGGAACGCAAGAACATTTCCCAGCCCGAGGAAGCTTGGGCGGCATGGGACAAGCAAGCGGCGGCGATGGATATAACCCTGAGCGGGCTCATTTTCGAGGCAATGAACGAGCATCTTGGGCTATTCCTGACGCGCAAAACCAAAAGGCGGCCAAAGTCCAAGCCGGTGGCTCCGAAGCGGCAAAAGCGAAATTCGTGGCCCCGGTGATTGTCAAGCCCCCTGACGGTGGATAAGATGTTGGAAAGGAGAAAAATCATGAACTTAGGCGAACTTGTCAAAAGCAAGCGATTTTGGGCGGCGGCGGCTACGATTGCCGTTGTCGTTTTGAAGGATCGCGTACCGTTGTCCGAAGATCAGATCCAGCAACTTGTTTGGGTTATCGGGGCTTGGATCGTAGGCGATTCGGTCCGACCCCTGCCCAAGCCCGACGAGGTGGCATCGTGATTGGATTACCACGGCTCCAAGAGCTAGCCAAAAAGCACGAGTTCGATTTTGCTGACGCTTTCGAGGAAGCTGGCGGTAACACCAGGGCGGCTCGCAGAATCCTTCGGTCGAAACTTAGGGGCGTCTACGGCATCGACCCCGCGACGATTGCGATGATTTTCGCGTTGATTCAACTGGCGTTCAAGGTCTGGAAATGGGCCAAGGACAACGGCTATCTTTCGTCTTACAATCCGTCCGATGCCCCAATGGGGTACATCCTCCAAACGGCGTGGGATGCGGGCGAATTCGACGATGGTGACGACGAAAGCGACGACGAATAACCCCCCTAGCCAACCCGAACTTTTCCGATGTATGGGGCTCGGTGAGTTGGCAGGGGGCAAATACGGAGAGACGGATGAAAGCGAAACTAGAAAAATTGATACTGCAATTAACGCATCGGCTATGGAATCGGCAGATATCTAGGCTGATTTGCAGGGCCTACAGCGACGGCAAGATAAACTCTCGGCAACTGCATGAGATCCTGGCAGATTTCGACCCTACGCAAAAGCACAAGGTCTACTAGTGACGATGGCGAAGAAAGAAAACAACTGGATTCCTTGGGCTATCATCGCGGGGCTAGTCCTCTACGCGGCTAGCCAACAACCAAAGGGAGGGGGTGATCCATCTAAGCCTGCCGGGGT